GTCCTTCAGGGTGTGCCCGCCCATATACAGCGACATGTAGATTCCGCTGACGCCCAGCAGCACGTCGAACGGGGTGGGCGGCAGGGCAACCTTCCAGATCGCATTGGCGACATGCAGAACGACCACGTTCCACAGCCACAGGAACCCGATCAAGTACATCCCCGCCGGACGCCACGCAGCCGTCCAGCCGCCCTTGGCGGTTTCGGCTTGCAGCAGGGCAAACTGCCCCTGAAGACCCGCCGCATAGATCGCCATGACTTCGGGGGTCATGTCGTTGACCACGCGCATGGCGTCGATGACGCGTCCGGGATCGTTTTCGGCAACGGCGTCCAGCGCATCAGCCGACACCCCGGCCTGTGCCGCGATCCGGCTCAGAACTTCGGTGGCCAGTTGACCGCCCTCATCGCCCAGCTTGCGGGTCAGCAGTTTCTCGATGATGGGCATCCCTGCATTCAGGGCAATGGCGGCAAGTGCAGACATGACAGGGACCTCTCAGGCAAAGATGAAAATGGCCGCGACCGCCAGAATGGCGACGATCTTGACCAGGGCGTCGATGATCTGCAGGTCCATCAGAAGCTCCGCAGAAAGTCTGAGACCTTCGGCAAGGGCCGGTGGACTGCGGCGGCAACGGCATCGCGGTAGGTGAAGGCCAGATGCACCGCATAGAACGCGGCCATCGCGCCGACAGCCAGACCAACCATCGGCAGGCCCGCGATCTGATCGGCCAGATCGGTTACGGCGACCGGGGTTGCCACCGCGACCGCCGGCACAGCCACCCGGGCCTTGACGCGCGCATCCAGCATGCGTTGCAAGGTCGACAGGGTGGCGCGCCCGATCATCCCGTCGACTGTCAGGCCGTGGTCGCGCTGGAACGCCAGCACGGCCTTACGCCGCACGACATGGGCGGTGTCGTCGGAAGCGAAACTGCGCGCGTCCTTATAGCCCAGGGTCTTCAGCCCGTCTGCGACGGCCACCTTCTCGTCGAAGGCCATCGGGACCGCCCAGGTCGCGTAGGCAATCTTCACCATCCGCCGCTTCAGCACGCCTTCGGGCACCGGCGGCGGCGTGAAGTGCGGATACCGCGCCTCCAGCAGCATGTCCGCTTCGCGGCCCCGGCGCTTCACCAGGCCAGGAAGAACCTTTCCGCCCCCCTTGTTCCACTGCGCAAGGCTCGCCCGGATCATCGCGGCGGTTGCCTTGCCCTTCCACAACCGCACCCAGGTGGCGCGGGCAATCGCCCCGGTGTTGAAGTGGAAACTGACCCCCGCATCGAACTCGTGCTGTGCGGCTCCCGGCATCGCCCTGGTCACTGCGGGTTCGTAGTTCCGGACCAGCGCCGTGGCGAGCAGCTTGCTGGCCTCGTCCCGCGTGATCACCATCCCCGCCTTCGGGGTCACGACTCCAGAGGCTGCGGTCAACCCGGCCCCGATGGTCCAGACGCCCACCGCATCACGATAGGCCTTCAGGACGACACCTTCTTCCAACTCGATTGCGGCCACACCGGCGGCGCTGGTCTGCATGATGAACCCTCGGGGAAGGGCCGGGGGGACCCGGCGGTTACCGGGTCATTTTGCGCAGGTTCCATCTGGGAAAATCATCCGCTACGGTCAGCGGAGACCTCAGAACAGCGACCCCTGCCGCGTGTCGGGGAAGCTGCGGGGCGGCCCATCGGCCAGCCATCTGGTGACGGTCGGCACCGTCACATGCAGTCTGCGGGCGATTGCGGCTTTGGACAAGCCTTTCGTGACATGCAGATGCCGGGCGATCCACGGCTTGGCCGTCGGCACCCGGAACTGCAGTTTGGTCCGCTGCGCCAGGGCCGACAATGCCTGCGCGCCATCCCGCCCCAGAACCTCGACCACCTCGCTCGCCCCCTTGGGATCGCGCGCGATGTAAAGGTCCGCCCCGCCGAAATGCAGCAGGAACTTGACCGCCACTTCGACGCCGAGCGCCTCGACGTAAGGTTCGACATGGGCGGGCGGGCGGGGCGCGGTGGTCATGAAACCACGAACCTGTCCGACTGATTTCCCCAGACATCGCGCCCCGCCCAGGGCTCGCGGGCGAACAGCTCGCAGGCGTGCTCGTGCGGCAGCAGCGCGTCGATCAGCGCGCGCATCTCGGCGGGCTTGCGGGAATGCTCGCGCCGCAGGCTTTCGATCGTGTCGGGCAGCGCGTCCGCCTCGATCAGGTTGCGCTGGCTGCGGTTCTTGATTTCCGGGCTGGCGATGCGCCCGACCAGGAACGGCTCGGTCGCCGATCGCAGCACATAGCCGGTGCCGAACGCTGCCTTGCCCGATGGGGTGCGCTTGATCCACGCCCCGCCGGTCGAGAACCCAAAGCCCCACGCGGCCATCACGTCCATCGCCTGCGGCAGATGCGGCCAGGTCGACCACAGGAACAGCAGGCAGTTCGGCCCGGCCAGCTGGCCCACCGGCAGCGCCTTGATGTCGGCCAGCGACATCGTGGCATAGTGCGCCTCCGGGCTTTTCGCATGGCCCTTGGCGGACCGCATGGCATAGGCCCACGGCGGATCAGCCAGGATCGCGCCGTATTTCATCATGTGCAGGGTGTCGAACGGCCAAGGGGTCATTCGTCGGTCTCGCCGATCTCGCCGATCTGGCCCGGATCAGGGGCCGGGTCGCCGCCTGCAATCAGCACGGTGGTCACCACCGGGCCGTGCTGATCGCGCCGGAGCTTGAAGATGAACCCGTCGATCACCACGCCGCAGGCCCCGACCCGCGCGGCCTCATCCACCCGGCGGGCGATCGCCTGGCGCAGCGCCTCGATGTCGAATCCGCCGACCCGCTCCAGATAGCGGACCAGCGCATGATCGGTCACATGGGTGCGCGGGCGGCTCACAGGGTCACCTTGATCTGCGCGCGGCGGCACATCGCCTTCAGCGCCTCGGCCACCGTGGCGATCCGGGCGGGATCGTGCATCTGGTCGACGTCGATCGGCACCGAGCCCCATGATTTCTCGAACCGGGCGCGGATGAAGGCGTTGAGGCCCCTGGCCCCCGGTTTATCGACGACCTTGGCTTCGGCCAGGAGCCGCCACAGGACATGCAGATACCGCACGTCGCCCCGACTGGCGGGCTTGCGGTGGGGCTTCGCCCCGGCCGAGGGCTTGAACCCCTGCGCCTTCAGGGCGTCGAGCACCGCCGTGCGTTCGGCCTCCGTCATGTCCTTGAGACTGGCCTTGCCGGTGACCCGGAACTGCAACTCGCGGCGGGTGTCATCATCCAGGCCCAGCTCGCGCGCGGCCACATGGATCAGTCGGATCGAGGCGGTCATCGGCGAGTCCTTTCAGGCAGACCAAGCAGGATTTCGATCTCGTTCAACGCCCCCTTGAAGACGTGGCTCAGATCCACGGCAAAGCTCGGACCATCCCGGTCGGCAAAGGCGATGTGGATCTCGGCGTCGGTCAGGGTCACGGTCAGCGGCCAGTCATTGATGCGCCCATCCGCCTCGGCAAAGGCATGCCCGCGCGGGCCACGGGTGACCGGCTGCAAGGGCGCACGAAGGTAGAGGGGGACGGTCACGCGGCCCCCCGGTGGAGGGCCGCAGATTGGTCAGGCTTCGGGGCCGATAAAGTCGCGCGGGACAAACTGCTGGAGGGCGTGCGCGGCAGGCCACAGCCGGTCGTCGATAAGTTCGACCATGACTGCGAGTTCCGCATCGCCATAACAGGGGGACGCGCGGTTCTGCAGCAGCGCATGCAGGCCGCGAACGGCACGGGCTGCAACGAACACGGCGTCGCGGGGATCGTCGTCGGGGTGGTTACACATGCTAGTGCAACCCCAACTTCATCTGCCGCTCGTCCTCGGCATGGATCTCCATCAACTCGCGTTCCGACTTGCGGCGCTGATAGACATAGTGCGGCACGAACAGGGCATGCTGCGGAATGTAGCCCCTGATCCGCATGTCCTCGACCTCGCGGCCCAGCTTCGGCGCGGACCAGTCGTGTTCGTCCCACAGCTTGCCGAAGGACCAGCCCTCTGCCGCTGCCAGCTTGATCGCCAGCCGCATCTTGCTGCGCCCGATATAGGACACTTGGTCCTTGAAGGCTGCGACCCGAAGCCGGTCCATCGTCCCGTCGCGCAGGTCGGTAAAGGCGTCGATCAACGCAATTGTGGCCCTGATCGCCTGTTCCCCGGACATGAAGCGCAACAGCAGAAGTGCGCCCTTTTCGGTGAAGCCGAACTGCTCCAGATCGGTGCGACTGCGCTCGGCAGTCTGCACTAAAAGTGCAGACTGTGCCCGGTATTCCTCGGGTGTCAGAACGAAGTAATAGCCCTCCGGGAACTCGTGCCGGTTCTTCTGGAACTGCCGCGTGATCAGGCGGGCTTCCATGTCGAAAACCTCGGCCATTTCCCGGATGATCATGAAGGGCGGACGGTCGGGCAGCATGTGGATGCGGGATTGAACCCCCGCGATGGTCGGAAGTGACATCTTGTTCTCCTGCGGTTACGGAAGCCGAAACGGCTCCGGGTGTTGGAAAGACTGCCGCAGGACAATCCGCACGTGCCTTTAGGCTTTCGCCTTGGACATTGCACATGCCACCCGGATGAAGCTGATCTCTGGTGAGACGCTTTTTCGGGGCGTAACCGCCTGCGGTCGTCTTGTTCGGGGCGCTTTCCACGGCACGTCCGAACAACACCAACATGAGTCGGTTCGCCTGATTGGTCAAGTGGGACTCCACCGCGCAGCGGATGCTAGCCTCACAAGGGCATTGCATTGGGGTGGGCGATTCGATGGACAGCTTTGGAACGGACCTGTACCGGATGTTCCTGACGGTCGCGTGGCGCAACCCCGACCCGACCCGTCTTGAGTTCGCAACGTGGGAAGACGTGGCCAAGATGTTCTTCGACAGCGCGGCCGGTATCCGCGACAACGTCGTTGTCGAAGGCATCCCTTGGAAGAAGCGCGGGATCGAAGAACTCGACATTGCCCTGATGCAAATGGCCGAAGTCGGGCAGTTTTCCGGGCAATTCACCGTCGGCCCATACGCAGGGGCCGAGCTTTGGCGAAGATGGCAGTATGCGATCATCGGGGCGCGGATGGAGGCGGATGCGGGGAACGAGCTCAATTTACCCGTGCCCCTCGATGCGCCCGATGACCTCAAGGGTTGGGCGCTTGTGCTCTATGTGCTTGGCGGTCCGGCCCGCGACTATGACCCCAAGATGTTTCGTTAAATCCCGATCCACGGGCCGGGGAGCCTGCGCCGGTGCACTGCTCGACCCGGCCCGTGAAGGGGGGATATTCACCGTTTCAAAGAGCAGGTCCGGGGCGGACCCTCCGCCCCGCCAATACGCGCACCCTAGCAAACCGCAGGCCGCAGCCGAAAGCCAAGCCGATGGGCCGCCTGCATTTTGTCTGACAGCCGAGTTTGCAGCGGCGCGGGTTTTCATGGGCGTGGCTCGTCCGAAAGCGTGATGCTTTGAACCAAAGCCATGTTCAGCAGGGCGATTAGTGCTCCGTGACCGTCATCGTAAACCCCAACGAAATGGTGCTCACGATCATCGGCATGCCAATGCCCTCCATGCGCTGTGAAGAACAGAACTTGTCCCGTCAGCGACCAAGTCTTTCCGTCCATGAAGAACCTCACTTCATGCACAGGTAGGAGGACATTGTTGACGCAAGTCTGTATGGTTGCGAATTTGCTGCCTGCCATGGCCCTACGCCCGCGCCAAATCGATGGTCACGCTGGACCACCGCGCGTCGCAGGTGGGCCGCATCCACATCCGGACGTAGGTCTTGCTGCCGATGACGATCATCGCGTCGCGCAGGGCGCGCAGGGCCTCGTTCCAGCGGGGATCATCGCTTTCGGTGCGCAGCAGCGTAAAGATGCCGCTGCGGCTGATCTGCCCCGCCTTGTCGGTGCGGAAGGCGTCCGTCACCAGCGAGCGGATTTCGGCGCGGCTGTCGGCCGACCATTCGACCAGGCATTCGTCGAACAGCGCCTTGGCAATCTGCACCTCTGGGCCAAAGTCGAGATGGTCCTGGACCCTGACCTCGATCTTGAACAGGCCATCATAGGTGTAGAGGGTGATGTTGCCCTTGGCCCCGCCGAGCTTGGCTCCATACTCTTGCGCCATCAGCGCTTCCAGAGAGCCGATGTCGCGGAAGGTGTGACCGAGGAAGCGGGAAACCTGTTGAGACAGGGCGATGGCATAGCCCATGACCTTGCGGACCACGCCGTCCTTCAGAAGGTCGAGCGGTTTGACCATTTCGATGGGCATCAGCCCGCCCTTTGCGGTGGGCATGTAGGTCTTGCCATGGACCTCTACCTTGCCATCGGGGATCGGGGCGGGGGTGAAATCAGACGGCATCGGGTGCCTCCTTTTGCGGTTGGATGATCAGGATTGCGGGCGGTTCCTTGCCCGGTGGGGTGGGGACCAGGCCGAACAGCGCCAGCAGCAGGGCCATGGCCTCGATCTCGTCGATCGACAGCATGGTCAGGCCGCGATGACCGTGCAGATCGACGCGGCCCAGGGCGCGGCTGGCGTGAACCAGCATCGGGCGCGGGGCGACGGGGATGATGTCCGGCGTGGTCATTGCTGCACCTCGCCGATCGCCCGCCGCTCGTGCGCCGCCTTGCCGAACAACAGCCAGTCGCTTGACACATTCAGG